AATCCTTTGAATCATCCTCAGTTTCTAAAACTTCTAGCTCCAAATCCTTTGAATCATCCTCAGTTTCTAAAACTTCTAGCTCCAAATCCTTTGAATCATCCTCAGTTTCTAGTTCCAAATCCTTAATTTCCGGTTCAAGCTTATTTTGTGTTTTTTTTATTTTAGGCATTTAATTCTCCAGCTTTTAGGTTATTCAACTGCATTTATAATAAGAAAAGCCGCCTCTGCATCCAAAATAACGTCATCATATTCCTCAACATTACGTACAAATTTACAATGTTTAGGATCATCAGCGTCCCGAAAATCAATAATAGGTGGATCCAGTTCAAAGGTATATCCTATTGATTTTTCAATAAGAAGAGGTTGTGGATTAGGATTAACATACGCAAAGGTAATATGGTCACCCCATACTGAAGATAGCGCGGAGGGCAGCCCCTCACGAGCAAGCTCATGTTTTACACGGCCTACAATTATTTTATCTATCTCCATAGCCTCCGCAAGCTCTATTTCATTCAAAGCACGTGTAGGCACCGTGCCATCCGGGGTCACACCGTGTGACCTTTTAAGCTCCGGATGACGGGTTAGCTTAGCAAAAACATTCCGACTCATAACTGCGGTATTAGCCTCACGACCTATACTATCATAGATCGCCTTTCTCGAGTCTTGAAAAACGCCTATCGGATCCGAGTTATTATAGTCATTAAATTGGCTAGATCCTGAAAGCGTAATATTTTGAGTGATAATTGCGGAATTTTGTATGATCTGCTGAAGACCCAAATCTTTCGCAACTAAAAAATAGATTTTTAGCATCCGAGTAAATTCACTCGCAGCCAAATTTTGTCCATTCCTCCAATCAGTATTATCATAATTTTGCCCGTCTTTTTTTGTGATAGGAATCTGAAGCCCTCGTTCCTCTGTATTCCACCCGTTAGCTTTAGTAATATCAATGCTTATGGTAGGTGTTTTCGCTTTACCTTCCATTTTTAAATTAGTACCAATTCTAAGAAAAGCAGTTCCCGCTTCTTTAATGTCTCCTTTTGAACTGCGGACGGGGATTTTAGGTAAAAATTTCTCTCTAACGTAGTCTTGATCCTGCGGCACATAGCCACGATACACCTCCGTTAAAACCGGATCATTTACAATATCAATTCTATTTGTCATAGCAAACCTCCATTAATTAAAATACTATTAAAGTTTTTCAGATATTGGGAGATTTAATATTAAGAGATATAATTAAGGTTTAAAATATTTGGCTATTTTCATAATTGCTATTCTACCTGCAGCCCCTGCAGCCACATTTTCTAATAGAATACCGATCACTGCTTTACCTGTAGTAGCTGCGACTACTCGGCCATTTGCGTCACACATCAGTTCAACACCAATAGCTAATGACCCCGCGGCTCCTATTTGAATCTTGGTGTTTTTACCTTGAGTCCCTGCAAGCTCCGCAATCTTATTGGCCGCCGGCTCATTTTGTAGCACAAATACATCAATATTAGTATCCACTGTATTTTTTTCTACTAACTCAGACGAATTAAGTTTAACGATAGCATATTTAGACCCTACTAATGTAACCCCACTGTTAATGAATGCCTCTGTTTCAGACTGATTTTGTAATAATAACGTCATGCATAACCTCCATTAATGTTTTAGTACTAACTATTTTGTTTATTAAGGCACTTAATTATTTAGGATTAACTCTTTTTATTTTTCAATTCAGCTTCTGCTTGATGAAATGCAACATTCTTTTTATCAGCGTATGCTTTAATTTCATTGTATTTATTTTGTCGGGCATCTGTATTAGGGGTATCAGCTTCACTTTTACGCTCAAATTTATGGACCTCCGGTAATTTAGCTAAAATTGCCTTAGCCTCATCAAAAGAAAGTTGCACACACAATTTAGCATACACATTTTCATTTAAATCCTGTGTACTGCGGCCCTGTTTTATTAAATCATTAAGCAGGCATTTGATTTTTTCTTTCTCTATCTCAGCTTTATATTCCATAAAAGTTTTTTCAGCAGCTTTTACTTCGTCTTCTAGTTTGACATTGACTTTAGAGGCAATATCAATTTCTGAGCTTAGCCATGCAATTTCAACTTGTAAAGCCGCGACATCAATATCAAAATCATTTTTTAAACTCAAAATTAATTCTTCTTTTGACATTTTTAATTCTCCTTTCAAAATTTTAATTTTTTCTGGTTTATCATGCATATCTGAACTGAAGGGCAAAGACAATGTAACAGGGGTATCCTTGAGAAAAGGGATATTAGTCAACGCGCCTCCAACTAATACATTATCATATTCTTTACCCGTTTCCGAATTTTTAAATGGAAGGCCATTTAAAGTAAACTCCGCACTAAAATATTTGTATACCTTATCACGGATAGCCTGAGCTGCCGCGGGTGTCCATTCTATTTCAGCTTTTAAGTCTGTTCGTTTGCCATTACTAATTTTTTTAAGGGCCTTATACCAACCAGCACCTTCGCCTACGCGATTATGACTATAGTTAACAGGCACATCAGTACCTATTACTTTTTTCTTAAAATTAGATATAAAATCATTAAAGACAGCATCATTTAATTCAAAATCTGCCAGCCAATGACTGAAAACCTGCTTAGCGCCTCTAAAATACAATACGGTATATTCTCCAACATTTTTATCTGATAAACAAATTTCTGATAAATCAATAGCAGATTGTAAAGGGTTAACCGCATGATATATTTTAGCATCGGTTTCAACTTTTTTTAATGATTCCTCCGTATCAAATTTATCTTGATTTAATAAATATTGAACGCAGCCATCTTTTTGAAAATAAAAAATATTAGGGTCCTTCACTGAATAAAGCTGATTATCTTTTAATCCACTGTCCTTAATATTTTGAATTATAAGCCTAGTTACCCCCATCAGTTTTCTCCTTGGTATTTCTAATTTCAATATGCAAACTGCGTAATATACTCACAAAGGGCAAAAAATTTCCATCATTATTGAGATAGAATTGCTTTAGTTTTAATACTTCCTCTTCATTTTCAAAACAAAATTCACAATGAGTCCCTTTATTTTTAATTTGATAGCTCTGCCCTTTTAACACAAGATACGCTACTAAATTAATATCACCAAATCCAATCATATCAAACTCCTTTCTTTACATTATACACATGTTTTTAAATATTTTTTTCTTTTAATATCTCAGCCACCGATTTTCCGCCCACCGATTTAACCTTTAGGCCTGTAAATTTTGGATCAGGCATACTGAGAGTAATTACTACTAAGAAGCTTCTGCATCCCCAATGATTCGGAGGCACAAATTTAAGAGCCTTAACATCTCCGGGCCTAAATATTTGACCGTGCAAGCTCCTGCATATATCCGTTCTCCTGTTATCTACAATAGACGAGTATTGCAAGCCTTTCATTAAATCTTGATTGCCAAAAAAGAAATTATTCCGACCTACGTTATAATACTGATTTGTTGACGCACCAACACCTCTATAAGGGACCTCGGAATCTATGTACTCATCAATGTTATTCGCTACCTCAGTAACTAGCTGCTCATCGGTAAGCCCCTCATCTAAAAATCCAATTGCCGTTAATGAAGCTTTGTTTTCAAAATCATTTTCAATAGTCTTAGCCGTTCTTTTAGCAGTAAAATTAATTTTAGAAGATACGCGGTTAACAACACCATCGTCCTGCAGAAGTTTTTTAGCTCCCTCAACCTCACTAGCTGCTTTTGTTTTACCTGTTAAAAATGCTTTTTTTAAAGCATCTGCTACATCTTGCCGTAATTGACTTATAAATCCTATATTTATTGAATTTATAGCCGCCTCCGAATTGCTTTGTTTTAGAGCCGATTTTAAATCAGCTAAGTATTTATTTTTTGATTTTACTAAATTAACTCTAATACTATTTATGTACTCAGCTTCCAATTCATCGAACTGCTCTATAATTGTTTTTATATCTGCGTTCTTCTCGGCTTCCGTTAATTTTTCATCCTGAAGTTCTATCGGGCTAGATAATTCTGTATTTTCAGTAACCTCCGCCTCCACTTCTGGTACTTCAAGCCTCCGAGTAGCCGTATCAATCTCAGGCAAGTTCAAATCTTCCCGAACTTTACCCTCCAAACGGTCATCTGGCAACAGTATTTTAGAATCTGCATACCCCTTTATAACCTTCATCTGTTTTTCTGCGGTATCCCTGGTAATACCCACAACCTGCATATATAAACGAGTTTTAGGCTCCCCAAAATTTAAAGCCCAGTAACTGTGAAAAAGCGGGTCCAAAGAACTCGCAATATATCTGCCTGTATTTAGCAAACTGTTCAAAAATAAATCAATCTGTCCTGTACTTTGCGCATTCCCTCCGGACCTAAATTTACCGATATCTAAAAATCCCGCTAAAACCATATCCGCCATGGACGAATCCTCTCTTTTAACCGCAGCATCTACCGCCCTAGCATCATATTTCCCTTCTTTAATTTCAAATCCGCCATTTTTTAGCTCTTCAGGCATTATGATATATGCGTTCTCGTGACTAGTATAATTTGTTAGAATGTTTTCTAAATCACTCATGGCCTCCTCATTTTTTATAGTGCTTTGTGGCGCATAAACAATAGGGGTACCTATCGCCATTTTTTCGATGCCAATCATATCAATTTTTAGTTCTAAATCTTTTCGAACATAATTACCATACGCTCCCCTTAATATACTAATGCCTCCATAATCCACACCCTCCATCTCATTTGTAAAAATTAAAAGTTCATCAGCCGATAGCCAATGACTTACATTTATATTATTCGAATTAATTTGCTGCCGAACACGTTTAAGCTCCCCCTTACCTATATCCCACTCAACAATTGAATTTTGCCTGATATAGCCTAAATTATTTAAAACTATAATTTCGCCAAAATCCGGATCACTAATTACTTTAGAATAAGGCTCAAAAATAGAAAACCCGTAAGTTAGGTGACCCAAAATTTCATGGAGATGCTGGTCCCACTTTTTACTTGACCATTTTTTGAACAAGTTGTTTTTAAACGCCACTTGTTTTTGCTGCTCTACATCATTAACATCTTTAGGTACATATGAAAATTCAGCGCTTTTAATGGGTGTGAATAATGCTCTTAATATCTGCTGGATTCTATAATCCGAACGCCGCATTTTATCCCATTTATCAAATCCATCCGGCAACCGAAGCTCATTTAAATACTCATCAAAAAGCTTGCCCCCGCGTATGATATTCGCCGGAAACGATAACGATTCTTTTTTATCTAAATTATTTATAAACCCTATGTCTGACATTAATACCTCAGTTTAGAACTCATCATGCCTGCCCTAAAATTAGACGAACTAGCTGCTGTCCTGTTAATTTGTTTTTCTTGCCTATCCGCTAATTCAACAAACGATACCGCGCCACCTAGAAACCCTCTACGTACATAATTCATAATTTTTGTAGAATCAAAAAAATCCGGTGATTTTTTAATTTTTTTCTTAATTTCAAATTTTCCTTCTAACACTATTTTTCCATTTTTTATATCATAATTAACAGCCAAAGCTTCTTTTATAAATCTATTATCACATATTGTATAATCGTTTTTCCGGATATCCTCTCGTAGGAGCCAAGCCGCCTCAGCCCTTTTATTTAGAAATACAAAATGTCTAATGACCGGCAAAAACTCCTTGTCTTTTACCGCCGGTGATTCACTAGCGTTAAACTTTTTAATATTAATATTCAGCATCGATAGCCCTGTCGTTATACCTGCGCCTAGCCCAATTATATCAACGGCTATCATATCTGGCAAAATTAAATATTCATCCATTCGCGCCTTAATTATTTCAATCTCTACCTCCGGATTGTTGTTTGTAAGTACCTCATACCAACAGACTCCCTTATCATTCCCGAAACACAGAACCGTAGGGTCATCACCCTCCCCACCCGCATCAATTCCTAGATATTTAGGGCTTTCTTCATTTTCTTCATCTTGACCATTTTTAAGCCACTGAAATTGAATGAGCTGCTTGGGGTTAGATGCAAAGTCCCATTCGCCTTCAACAAAACATTTATATATGGGCTCAGGAAGATGCTCGAGGGCGGCAAGATACTCGGAAGTAAGATACCTATTATCCTTAGCCAAAGCAGATAAAAAATAATAAGGGGGTCTTAAGCGCTTTTCAGACCAAGGGGTATAAAAAAGATTTTTGACCCAATTATCCGAAGGATTACAATTCAATAAAATCAAAGGAGGAATATTATATTCTTTATTCAGCCATCGACCTGTTCTGGTAATGAGCACATTAAACGCCAATTCAATTAACTCATTGCATTCTTCAATAATAACAAACGTAATTTCAAGACCTCTTAATTTATTAAACTCGGGATCCGTTTCATCATTAGCCTCGATAAATAGTATTTCCGACCCGTTACTATATACATATTTCCATTCACTTTTATTAAGCTTAGAAAAGCCCGTACTATTATTAAGTATCTGAACTTTTTTAAACGAAGGAATCGTGTTACGCCTAATCGATACTAACGTTTTTCTTAATACAGATACTCGGATCCCCGGATACGCCATGCACATCTCATCTGCAAACCCTAGTTGAACAATTGATTTTCCACCCCCCACACCCCCACCGTAAAGTAGATATAAATACTTACGGCTCCGAACCGCCTCTATATATTCAGACTGCTTAGCTGTTAAAGGCAATTAACCAAAAAGCCGAACGGCCCCTTTGATTTCTTGCTTAATGTTACTCTCAATCTTATCAGCCTGTCCCAAATGCTGTTTCCCTAACCAAATTAATAACGCCGGATTCAGCTCATCAATTGCTTTTTTTATTTGAGCCTCTGCCAACGTTAACCTCATATGTGATTGCCCTTTTTTATAGCACCTTCTAAACCGAGTAGCTGACGCCATCTTTTTCTCAATTGTGCTCAATCCTAACCCGAGTTCATCAGCCATAGTTTGATAAGTTGCCCGAAACCTGCCCATCAATTCAATTTTGGAATAGTCATATTTGCTTAAGCGCTGTTCAATGCTTTTAGGCCCTCCTTTTGCTGTAGTCATAATACATCTAGCCCGCTATCGGACGAATATTATCAGTGTTGATTTGGTAATATCCCTTATAAACATCCAGCGTTATTGAATTTTTACTATCTCTATTACATATCAACTTAATTTCATTTTCCAATTTTTGAGACTTAGCGGCTAGATCATTAACAACTGACTCAACATGCTTTAAATCATCCTTTATTTTAAGATAAAAACGAACGATGCTAATGAATCCAAAAAATATAAATAAATATAAAAAAAGTCGTACATCCATTTACTTATCCTTAATCATTTTAACAACTTTTTCAACTGATCTACCAGTTACATAGCCCCCTAACCCAATTTGCAAAAGAAACCAAGCCTCTTTTGCCAATCTATAGTGCAATAATCCAATGCAGTCCATGCTCACTAAAATTAAAAAAGTAATCATAGTTATCGGCCTCCAATTTCTTTGCAGCCAAGAACCGTTTTTAGACTCGTTTTCAATTGCTTTAGCTTGATATCTCATTATTTCTAACTCATAATCAAGTAACTTACAGGCCATAGAATTTTGAATAGTTGAGAACTCATTTTTTAAGTTAAGTTTTTCTTCTTCACTTGTGTGCAAACTATCAATAAATTTTAATGTTGGAGTAAAAATATTAGCTATAACCTCAAATACTTTAATCATTATCTGGCCTCAACTTTTCAATAAATTTTCTACGCAGAGCAGAATTAACGTGCCTGGCTTCTTCACTTGAGGTAAAAAACCATATTACATTACCTGCATTTAAATAAAAAACAATATTATTATTTTCTATTTTAAAAAATCTAACCAGTCCTAAATTAATATCCTGTTGATTAGGATAGCTAATAAAGTTCATTAGTACGCTCTACCATAACTGCTTCTAATCGAAAATTATGTAAAATATCGATATCAGGTGGATACTCTTTGCTCTTAGCAAATAAAATCGCTTTTATATGTATACAACGCCGATCTATAATGTTACAAAATTGTTTTTTATTCATAGTTTTCCTGAAGATTATTAGTATACCAAACAGTTATTTATTTTTCAACAGTTCAAAAAAATCATTTGCACTAAGGCTAATCATCCAGGAATTTTTATTTTTTTTATGAGCAACTATCGGTATTTTTGTGCCCGCATCTTTTTTTGCTTGTTCAAAGGCTCTTTGTAAATTTAGCTTTTCAACCCATTTAACTTCAAAATGAATATGTTTTAGCTCCGTAATTACATCAGGGCTATTACTACCTCCACAAAATTGTTGTCCCCTTCGTGCTTTAATATTTTTATCTTTTAAAAAATTTGCAAATACTCTTTCAGCCCTAGCACCTTTTTGTTTACTGTTTATCATAAGTACCTCCATAATTTATGTATAAATTATAATGCAGGATTTTAATTCCTGCAATTATATATATTTATATATATAGGCTTTTTGGGAAAACGTCCGTATCGAAAATAAGTAAAAAGGCACTTTTTGAAGCTAATTTTCGATACGGACGTTTTCAATACGGACGCTGTACAACGTCTGTCCGTATCGCTTTTTTGAACCTGGATACGGACATTTAGCCTTAACGATACGGACGATATGGACAAAGGGCTTTGTACAACGTCCAGGCTCAAAATAATAAAGTACAAAAAAATAGCCGTCCGCATCATTTCTGTTGTATAAATTAAAGTAATAAAAATTAACTAATTTTTTACGAAAACAGGGCATTTTATTTTGATGTGGACGCATATTTTTATGTTTTGTCCCTATAAAGACTATTTATTTAAAAATATTTGAAGCTAATTATTTTTGTCTATTTTTTGAGATGTATTTATTTGAATTCAGGTTTTTGTCTTTCAAAAAGATGTAAACGGTTAAACCTTTCCTTTCGTATCTATGATCGATATGCCGCTAACGCCTCATCATCGCAAGAAACAAGTTTTTTAGCATTTGATGCGAAAACCTTATCCCCATAATGTTCAATTCTATTAAATGACCATGCCATCTCTCCGTAATGAGGATTTTGGGCGTAAACAGCCCAATCGGGGACATTTCCTCTCACGGCTACCCATTTCACCTTACGGCCGGTATTTGCTAAGTTAGTTCCCTCGGGCAAATCTATTAGCACCCCTTGTGCAAATCTTCCTGGATTCATT